CATTTATATTGAAAACTTATAATTTTCTCTTAATTTACTTAATTCTACAATTATGGAAATTGTGAAGTTATCGCAAGAAGCGATTGATCAACAGCTAACAGCTCAAGGTCAAGCCAATTCCTCCGGTGCCTTTGAAATATTACGCTCCGGAAAATCATCAACTCCAAGATCTCCTTTATACAGAGATGTTCCAGAGGATGTTGTGATCACAGATTGGATCTCTACTGTGTTGGACCGTTATGATCAGGATAGTAAGCTCTCTGAACTAATCAAGTATGATAAATCAAGAGTAGTCAAGGTAGGACCTCAGGGTGGTTATCCTCCTCTCGATACACGTATGGATACTTTGATGAAGTACTGGACTACACCAGAAGATATCAACAGAGAAAATCTAGACATTGAACTTTGTCATGAGATTTACTTGGAACTATTTGGTACAGCCTGTAACAAAAGACCTATGTCCTGCGAAAGGATTATTCAACAAGACAGATATGACGACAAGTTGATAACTAACTCTGGTTGCCCAGATTTTGGTAAAAGAAATGATCCAGCTATCATTTCGAAGGCCATCGCATGCCTGTTCCGGCAAGTGGAAGGACTATAACATGATCTTAGGATCCCGAAGTCAACGTGGAAAACCCAGATTCATTTTTATGGCACCGTTTTCACTGAATTTAGTAGAGAAACAGTACTTATATCCACTAATGGAATGTATTAGAAATACAGCCAATCCATTCTTTTCAGCTTGGGAAGGATTTGACGAAGTTGAGCTAGGTCTTGACCGACAAAACTTCTTTAGGGAAAACAGTACATTGGTTCAACAGGATTACACAGCAATGGATCAACACATTAATTCATTCTGCATGGACATCGTTTACGAAGTTTGTAGCCCTGTTTTTCAAGAAAGAGAAAGAGACTCTTTTAGAGAACTACTGGACCACATATTAAACATAGGCGTAATGATTCAACTTGACAAAGTCATTACCGGTTCTCACGGAATGCCAAGTGGTTCTGGCTTTACTAATTTTGCAGAATCTATCGTCTCTTATTACGTAAGCACATCGTATCTTAAAAGCGGTTTCTCACTACAAGCGTCTCAAGGCTTGGGGGATGATTTAGTTCTTTCTTTTAGTAATATAAATTCGGATGAACAATTAGCTAATGTAATGGACACTAATTCACGTGCAGTAGGACTTGTGGTAGAGCCTGAAAAGCAAAGAATAGATGACCATACGACAATTTACTTACAACGATTCTTCGACGTTGAAATACCGAACGATGGAATGGTTTTAGGAATGTATCCCAGTATACTTGCTTTAAATACTGCGATGAATCCC